GTATGTGAATCAGCGGTGACTTTTGGTCGTTGGTTTTGCGACAAACTGCATAAATTCGGTCTAACCGATATAGGCGGAGAAAACGGTAAGCGGTTCGTATGCTGAAACGGTGTAATCATCATATAAATTTATTGTTAATTATTGGATAAATCCACACGTGTAGTAATGCTATTCTTTTTTTCTAAAACAATAACGTCTCCGGTTGCTGCTTTAACTGATTCTTTTCGATGAGAGATTACATATATACTTTCTTTATGGTTATCTATTCGTTCTTTAATTATATTCAACACTAATTCAACTCCTTTTTCATCTAACGAGCTATCTAATAATTCATCAAACATTAATAAATTATACGCTACATCACCCTGTAATCTTCTCATATCTATAAATGTAAATAAAATAGCAAGATCTATATTTTTTCTTTCAGCACCAGAGAAATTAAAATAAGAACATTCTTCGTTTTTTTCGTTTACAATTTCTTCTTCAAAATATTCATTAAATCTACAAATACAATTTGCATCCATTTTTTGTAAATAGTATAATAATCGCCTGTTTAAGATATCTAAAATCTTTTTTACAATAAACGATTTTACACCTTCTTCTGATAGAATATATTTTACTATTTCTAAAATTTCTAAATCTGAATGTATGTTATTTGATGTTTGTTCTAGTTCATTTACTTCTTTTGTTTTTATTTTTAGTTTGTTATTTAGCTCTTTTATTTCTAAGTTAGTTTCTTTTTTTGTTATTTCTTGTAATTCGTTTTTATTTTTATCAAGATCATTCTTAAGACTGCTAATATACGCAGCTGTTACTCTATTGTTATTATGTAATGTTTTTATAGTAGATATATATTCATTAAGCTGTACCTCGGCCGCGGTATTGTCTTCTTTGAGAGTGATAATACCTTTTTGTTGTTGCAATAAGCTTTCAATATCTTGTTCACAGTTATCGATATCTTTTTTAATTTTATCCTTTTCTTGTCTTATGTGCTCTCTATCTTTGTTTGTAATTTGGTGTAGGCACATAGGACAGGTATCGTTTTCCGTACCTATATTTGAAATTTGTTTATTGTAGAATTTTATTCCAGTTCGATGTTCAGTAATTTTATTTGATATAGAATCTAATTGATTTTGTATATTTTTTAATTTGTCTTTTATAAAAATTAGTTTATCTTTACTTTTATTATATAAATCTTTATTTATACTTTTAATCTTTATCTTATTTTGCTCTATATCTTCGTTTATAATTTTTATTCTATCATTTATTTTGTCTTTTTGTTCAACGATATTACTTAATATTTTATTTTTTTGTTCTTGAAGGAGTTTAAAGATATTAGTTATATGATCGAAGTCTTTTGTAATGTGTTCATATTTTTTTTGTACGTCGTTGTATTCAGACCGAGCGCTTAAAAGCATATCAGAAAAGATTTCTAAGTTTAAGATGCCTTCGATAAACTTTCTCTTTTCAACTTTTCTTTGCGCCATAAACGGTAATGTAGTATTGAGCGACATTATGACGCAATTTTGAAATACTTCAGGAGAACAACTCAGTATTTTTTTTATCTTTTTGCTAGTATTGGGTATAGTACTTTCAGTTACGTCAATGCCGTCGACGAACAGATAGCATTTTGTAGGTTTTAATTTACGTACAATTCGATAGTTATTTGTTTTATTATTTTCATTTATTGAAAATCGTAACTCTACATATGTATTTTTTTTATTTATAGAGTTTACAACAAACTCTTTTGCAACTTCTCGTATTGTTTCACCGAAAATAGCAAAATGTATAGCATCAGCAATTGTTGATTTTCCAACACCATTTCTTCTATCTTCTTTATCTTTATTAACACCGGTAATTATATTTAACCCTGTTTGAAATTGAATTTCAATTGGCTTTTTTCCTATCGATAGAAAATTACTTATTTTTAATGTATTAAAATTTATATACTTCATGTAAATTGATTATATAAAGTCACAGTTTTGTTTATTACTTCTTCTTTATTATCTATATCTAAAGATTCTACATATTCTATAATACATTGTTTAATGTTCAAGTCACCAAGTTCATTTGTTATTTCAATATTATCACCAATATTAAGTTTATGTAAATAATCTGTTACTAAAGAAAATGGTGCTTCAAAATTTATAGATGCAATTATTTTATCAATTAAATTTGTTTTTATATCTTTATCTATAATAATTTTTATAGCTAGCTTGGACCAACCTATTTTTTTTGCTATAGCTTTTAATTTTTCAAGCTCACTTAAGTTTACTTTTACATGTATGGGAGATATTTTGTTATCGACAAATGTATATTTTATGTTTTGTTCATTAAAATCAAATATATAAAATCCTTTTTGATCCTGAATGTCATTAAAATCCATTTCAAATGGGTTTCCAGCATAAATTATCTCTCCATTTGAGTATTTTCGGCGTTGTCGTTTATGGAAATGACCAGATACTATGAGTTTAGACTTCATTAGTAATTCACATGATTGAATACCTGCCTCACATATCTTAAAACTATTAAAATTAAAGTTTTCAATCTCAAAATGCCCAACTAATAAGTCACATTCTGGAATTTTATCTATATTTGTACCCCACGGACAGAAGCCAACCCGCTTATTAAAGATCGTTCGTACAATTGGCTTATCAATAATGTTAATATTTTTTCTATTATTTAAAATAGATAATGAATGTACGTTAGAATTGTCTTTATAATAAGCATCATGATTACCAGGAATCATAATTATTTCAAACTCATTAAATAAGTCTAATAAATCATTAGCAAAATGTAGAGATTTTACATTTATTTCATCTCGATAATGAAAAAAGTCTCCTCCAAAAAACAAATTAGTAATATTTTGGCTTTTTAGTTCGTTTGTGAACCATTTTCCCCATTCTAAAGTAACGTCATGCCACTTTTCACTATTTTGATGACAGCCAATATGTAAATCAGAAAAGAATCCGATTTTTTTGTTACTTTCCTCTGACATTAAATGTATAATTCTTTGTCGTAATCTTTATTAGGAACCTTATTTTCGCTGCCACCGTCTCTTGCCACGTTTCCATAAACTTGTTCTTGATAGTCGAGAATTGTTTCCCTATATTTCTTTTCTTTTTTTATTCTATTAATAAAAGCATGGTAGGCAATAGTAGTAAAATATGAAAATGGGTTTGATGGAGAGTCAATTCTAAACTTTTTGTTTTTTACTGCCGCGACCATTTTTACAACAGCATCACCAATCATTTCATCTTTATAACTATAATTTATAAAGTTAGGAGAGTAACTTAAACCTACGGCAATTTTATAAACTGATGTAGCTAGTTCATCAATTAAGTCATCTGTCACATAGTAGTATTTTAACTTTTGTAAAAACTCTTTAGGATTAACATAATAGGTCTTTTTATTAGGCTTTTTTGATTTTGCTCTTGGTTTTTTGTTTGGTTTCATGGTACTGTGTAAATTTATAATTTATATACTCACTATCATATAATAATAGTCGCTGCTCCATATGACGCTGTCCGTAACGTAAATTATCAGCAATATCAAAGATTATAAGCTCTTTCTTATCAGTATGCAACCGCAACCCTCGGCCTATACTTTGTATTATTTTTATTTTTGCTTTTCCGCCGGCAGCAAACATTATATAATGTAAGTTTTTAATATTAATACCCGTGGAAAATATTTTTGAAATAGCAACAACTATTATATCTTTTCTTTTCTCCATCAACGCTTGTATTTTTTCACGCTCCTGTATATCCACTTCTCCTCTAATAAAATATACTTGTTTAGTTTTACAAACATCCTTTAATACATTGAGTAATAGTTCTCCGTGTTCTATATAGTCAATTAATATTAGTGCATTATTATCTAATTTGTTTGAAAGTTTCGCTAATAAGTTATTTCTAAAGGAATTACTGCGTATGAATTCATTTTCTTGTAAATAATATGCATTAGAATTATTACCGGAATAAATTTGAGTCGAAGGTGTATCGTAGTTTAATTCTAATACATGTACTTTAGCGGGTACAACATATTTTTCGTCTTTTAGTTCGTGAGCCTTTCTTTCAAATAATCGTGGACCTATCTTACCAAAGATGTTCCACTTGTCTAATAGTTCTGATGGTAAAGTACCAGTAAAGCCAAATCGATGCGGAGTGTCGATTTTTTTGAGAATATTATTTATTTTATTTCCTCTTCTTAATTTATGTACTTCATCTACAATTAAAAAATCTATATGTTGTATCCATGATATGTCTTGCTTTGAACTCTGTAAAATACCTAAATTAGCAATAATAACATTGCGAGATAAATTTAATTCATTTTTTCCAGTATATTTGGTAGTAGAAAAAGAAACTCCATAATCTTCAAAATCAGATATGGTTTGATTAGCTAATCCTAAGTCCGGTACTATAACTAACCCTCTAAAATTTTTACTATAGTTATTATAGTAAAATTCTAATAAACCAGCCATTGTAAGAGTCTTACCACCAGCGGTGGCTAATACTATTGTCCCTCTACCTCTATCTATACACTTATTAATTATGTCTTGTTGATATTCTCTATATTTTAATTTTAAATTATAATCAATAATATTATTTTTCCGCAATGTAGGTATTAATACATTTTTTATTTCTTTTGAGAAATTAATTTCTATATTTTTTGTTTTACAGAATTTTGTAATTTCTACTAATAATCCAACATCAGATTTACCTTGTTGAGTAATTACATATGTTCGTGAGGGAACAAATCTGCCAAACCTTCTTTGAAAATGAGCTGCTTCATTTTTTACACTAAAATGTTCTCTGATAATATCTAACTCAGGTCCTTCTAATATTGCTTGAGAGTTTGAATTTAACGTTATATCGATCATTGAGTTTCGAGCTTCATTAACTCTATTAAGTTTTTTATATCATTTGTTGCGAAGCTTACATTTTTATATATATTTTCTAAGAAGCTAATGATAAGAGCTTCATTTTGAATTTTTAAATCTATAGCTTTTACTTCTTTTTTATTTTCAACTGCTCTTTGTGCAATAGATCTATTTACGCGGACTGGTTCTTTGTCTTGATATTCAGCTATATATTCTTCTAGAAGTGAAGACTTTTTATATTTTAAATTATTTAATTTAATTTTATGATTAATTAATCTAGCTGACCATTTATGCTTATTAGCTAATAATTGTTCCTGAGTAGATGTAACTTCTAAACGATCTAAATTTGTATCTATACTTACTTCCTTAAGATATTGATCGATAATATCACCAATTTCCATTTATTTATTATAGTCTTTTGTTATAAAAGGCAACTTTTTATCTTTAAAGCGATAAATATTTAATATGCCTCTTAAGTTATTTGATCAGGTAGTTACACA